CTCCAGGACAGATAGATTTGCCCGTAACGGCAGGCCCCCCTCTCGGGGGGCTTAGCCGAATGTGTAGATCTTTATCCGCTTGTACCCTTGACACCCTGGAAGAGTGTCAACGAGCGTCTGTCGACCTTCAAACAGCTGATAGAGAGCATCCCCACGATCAGGCCTTATGAGCCCGGCCGTGGAAGATAGCCTCAAGAAGGATGCACCCTTACGGGTGCCCCTTCGAACCACTGGGAGTATGGATTCATCATCCTCTCTCATGTAGATGCTGTAAGATGGAAACACGTGGTCCGCACCAAGGCGATAGAATGCCTTGCGTTGCTTATACGTGTACGTCTCGAAGGTAAAGCCACCCCATCCGTCCTTTCTTCCTTTAGGAGTACGAATCCAATCACCGATTAAGTGACCATCTCCATACCCATCAGGACCCCAGATCCTCAGACTCTCGTCTAAATACTGGAGCACCAAGGCGGCGGGTTCGGGCTGCCCAGTTCTCACGTAAAAATTGTGAAGAACAAAGCATGATTCACCCGACAAAGAGTCCGTGATATAACACGGACGGATATCGATGCCGCGCAAGTAGTCCTTCCCGCAACTCTCACGGAAAGGCCCGTCAGCAAAGCTCTTCTTACCATTCAAAAGGAACCCACAACATGTGAGCACTTTAGACAGCAAGGGGTAGGCATACGAGGGGATAACGATATCGTCCCCGTACACACTCACCTTCTGATGATCCTCATCCGCGCAAGACCCAAGGGCCAATGCGTAAAAGATGAGGGTCTCAAGAGGGAATGTAAAGCCATTTCCCATAGAGCTGAACTTCTCGAGTCGGATGACGCCGTCAGGCGACGAACTCGTTCCGGTCCTTACGGATCTCAGGAACGACCACCAGTCAAGCGGGAGCAAGCTCTCGCAGAGACCGGTAGCGATAGTATCCGATGCACTACTCAGGTCCAGGGTTGCTAAAGCCCCGGTGATGGATCCCTCGAGAGCAGCACGCTGGTTGCGTGTCTGGTCCTCGATGTCCACACCTTGTTTCCGCAGACGCTGTGCCATGTATGCGCCAATCCCCAACTGAACAACTTGATTCAGAGCGGGCTCAACGCTGATGGTTCTATCAGTCTTCGCGGATTTCGCGACGAATGCAACTCGACCCCCCACAATCTCGTGGGGAGGCAGAGAAGGAGTGTCCTTATCAGCCAGGTTCGTTACTCCTGACCAGTTGGGGACCTCAGCTAAGACCTCCGGGAGGATGGCCGTTAGCTCACCACTACAAGCGAACTTCTGCGCCAGCTTACGCCGGACAGAAGCATCTTTCTTTTTGACCTGTGTGGTCGCTCCGGGGCCAAAACGCAATTTGAGCGTGTCAAGACTAGGAAGATCTCCCAATATAGCACTTATTTTCCGTTGAGCTCGGTAAAGGACCGATTCGACGTCGAGGGGAAAATAGAATCCCCCTCGAAAGTACTTCCGGAATATCTCGTTCGTCTCTCTACACAGCGTTTCAGCGGCTACAGCCGTTTTCCAAGCCTCCGCTCGCACGTCGATCCCTATGTCGATGTCCGCCCTCTTCGAAAAGAAAGCGAGCACCTGACGCAAGTTTCGAGCGTTCTTCACAGAAAGCTCGGTATAGCTCAGGCTATAGTGGCACAAGCCGTGTAGATCCCGCCCTTTTACAAGGGCGTTCACTTCAACGACCTGCTTCTCATCAGTATCACACTGACTGAGATGCCATTCGGAAAGGAGAAAGAGAACCTCGTTCGAGAAATCGCTTTTCGATTTCTGATCCCAGCGTGTAAAACGCATAACTAACCTCCATTATCTGGAAAGTGAGGGAGCCAAGAACCCTTTTACGGGGAGGCCTTCAGAATCTAGACCAGTGTCACCGGCCTACCCAAGTTAGGTAGGTGCAACTAGCTGGTCGACGAGCTCAGGAACGGCACCAGTCGTTGCCGCAGCAACACTCGTCGTTACGTTGTTCATAACGTTGACGAGAATCTGGCGACACAGTCGACGACCCGTGATGCTTGAGCGCTTGTGCGAGAACTGCTGATAAACAGCTTGGTCCTCGTAAGCGACTTTCGGCGATGCGGTATAGCCGGCTGCGTTTTGGTTCGTAACAGTCTCCATAACGGGGACCACTACGCGCACCTCCTCTTTCCAAACACCACTCTTCAGCTGTTGAAGCGTCAGAGTGGCGCGGACCTGTGCTTCCACAGGGAGGGATGCGAGCATCTCGCGGTATTCCGCCACCACCTTCCCCGCGTCACCGCGGGTTACGGAAATGGCAGTCAACGTGTGAGACACCGGGGTTGCGGCACCGTCGAAGACGGTGATATTCGCAATGGCAGACATTACGTCTCCTTAAGGGGGAAGTTAATGAACCGGTGGAGAGAATTCTCCACTGGGTGCTGAGGTCTACACTTAGATTCGCGTACCGGATCGAGACCCGAAACCACTAACTAAGAGGGCCACAGCGTTGGCACAATGCTGCCAACTAGCGACGGATGAGAGCGGCTTCCAAGAAGGAAGAGGCACGTCCAGGGTAGTGCTCACAGTTCGAGTAGTAGTCGACAACTTTTCCTCCGCTTGCGCGTTGGAGAAGGTGAAGACACCGCTCGCGTTAGAGTACGGTCCCTGAATATACTGTGTCGCTACTTTCCGCGTCTTTGTTGTGACGAAAGTACCCGCAACCGCCTGTGAAAGGCTGCGGGCCGCTAGGTAGTTTCCGATCGGTATGAACCAGTCGGCTACAAAGCTGTAGGGGGTTAATTCCCACAGCAAACTAGCGGGGTCTGTAAGACCGCTTAATTGCACTTCGTTCACCTCCCGGACGTAAGCCACTATCTGCGTGCGAGTATACCCGTACGCAAACGAGCTCATTCCCTGGGATGTGTTCGTTGTAACTTTCAGCGGCTTGGTCTTACGGACCTTATACCTCTGCACGAAAGGAAACTCTAGAAACCGAGCAAGATACTCAGCCCCATTTTGAGCGTCCTTCACGAGAGGGAACCACCCATACTGCGCAGCGAGCCAATTCCCAGCGAACGCTTTCTTGTGAGAAAGCTTCCGTTTAAGGTCAGGCTGCTCCAGAGCAGACGCTACAGCCGCGAAATTACCACGCTTTAACGACGTGAGAGCTTTCCGAATGCGGACTGCCGAGTTCGTGATCATCGCAAGAGCTTCCCGGCCTTCGCCGAGAAAAACCGCTGCGTTGAAGTCTGAACCAGCAATCTCATTCCTGAGCTTCCCAATCGTGGCGATGGTGTCATTCGTGGTCCACTCACTTGACGCGTCAACCAGGGTGTACGGAGCGGCGATCTCGTGGTTCACTTGATGCAACGTGCCATCAGTGTAAGACCACCGCTGCTCGTATCCTGACGAACGCGTGTAGGTGTAAGTGACGTCATAAGGGTGGGGGTCGTCTTTCAAACGCTTGATTACAGGAGGATTTATACGCCGGCGAAATGATATCAGCCGGCCATCCCTTAACCTTAGATAATTCCGCTCATAGAGCTTCTTCACCTTAGGTCTATCTGTACCTGTCCAGGACCTACTGTAGTAAGCCCCGGCAAGTTCGCTTGTCCCGGGATAATAAAATCCCTGCGGGTATAGTGTAGCATCCCGCTGGAACAAGGAGCGTCTGTCGTCGACCTTATTACCGGTCGTCATTGCAGATCCTCCACTTTAGTGCGCCTTTTGAGCACAAGAAAGTAGCTTGACGGGTAGGGCCAAAAGCCCATCCGAGGGGGAGTGGAAACTTCCCCAGAACGATGTCCAACCGCCTTTTTCACTGCGTGCTGTCTCCTGGAATGGGTAACCCCAGAAGGAACAGCTCATTTCGAGTATCGATCAGATCCTCGATAAGGCCTTCCACATCCTCCAAAGGAGGCGGCGGAATGCCAGCAGTGACTTGCCAATCCAGGTCCAGCCAATCCCCCCCAATTTCTTGCGGGGAACGCCGAGCCCGGATAACTCGCTTCTCGTTCGACGAACGTACTCTTCCGTGATCAGTCGGTCTGCGAGACTCCAGATAAAACGCTGGAGACCGCAGATACGAAGGATCCTGATTAGAGTCGTCGTGAACATGATCAGTGAGTGGCAAGCTACGAGTGGAGTACACAAACTCGCGAACTTCAAGACCATCATCCCGCTTTTGACATTCCATGTGGAGGGCCCCAAAGGGCTCCCCGCATGTTACGCATCGGCGAAGGTGGACAAAGGTCCTTGTTGAAGATTTCGCAGTCATAGCACTCCCATCGTGAAGACGGAAG